ACCAGAAGCAATAGCACGACGCAACCTAACGGAAGACACTTGTCGGAAGTGGGGGTACTGGTGTGGTGTGTATAACGGTGAGCCTGTACAGATAGCTAACTATAAAACACGAGACGGCAAGACGTGCGGACAAAAGATTCGTACACCTAACAAGAAGTTCCACATAAAAGGTGAGCTACTAGGACTGTACGGTCAACACCTGTGGCGTGACGGCGGTCGTCGTGTCATCGTAGTGGAAGGAGAGATCGATGCGTTATCTACTAGCCAAGCAATGGATAACAAGTGGCCCGTCGTGTCTGTACCGAACGGAGCAGGAGCAGCTAAGAAATACGTAGCTCAAGCAATCGATTGGTTAGACAGGTACGAACAAGTCGTCTTCTGTTTTGATATGGACGATGTCGGACGAAAGGGAGCAGCAGAATGCGCAGCCCTCCTAACACCCGGCAAAGCGTACATCGCAGAGATACCACTGAATGACCCATCTGATATGCTAGTAGCTGGACGAGCGAAGGAGTTAGTCAGTTGCTTGTTCGATGCGAGAGAGTACAGACCAGACGGTATCGTAAACGGTAAAGAACTGTGGGATGTCATAGCTGACAGAGAAAACAGTAAGTCTATACCGTATCCGTATGCCGGGTTGAACGAGCTGACACTAGGACTGAGACAAGGAGAACTTGTTACTGTGTGTGCTGGTAGTGGCATCGGTAAGTCGTTGTTCTGTAGAGAGATAGCTCACCACATCCTCGGACTTAACGAGAAGGTAGGATACATCGCTCTTGAAGAAAGTGTACGACGCACAGCACTCGGTATCATGGGCATCCACATCAACAAACCTATCCACCTTGAGGAAGACGATACAAGTGAGGAGGTACTGAGACCTGCGTTTGAAGAGACGGTAGGTAATGGAAACTTCTACACCTACGATCACTTCGGCTCGATGGATAGCGACAACCTCTTAGGTAAGATAAAGTACTTGGTAAAAGGGTACGATTGTAAGTGGATATTCTTGGATCACCTAAGCATTGTCGTCAGTGGTATTCAAGGAGACGACGAGCGACGCTTGATCGACAACACCATGACTAAACTTAGGAGTCTTGTTGAAGAGACAGGATGTGGTATGGTACTTGTGTCTCACTTGAAGCGTGTCGATAGTGGACACGAAGAAGGAGGACGAGTAAGTCTGCACCACCTAAGAGGTAGCCAAGCAATCGCACAGCTGTCGGACATGGTGATCGGCTTGGAACGTAACCAACAATCAGAAACAATAAGCAACGAGACACGAGTCCGAGTACTGAAGAATAGATTCAGCGGACAAACAGGACACTGCGACACACTCTACTATAGTGGAGACACTGGACGGTACACTCCTGATGTGTTCAAACCAACAAATGATGAAACCAATAACCCATTCTAAATAATGAAAAGAAAATACGCAGTATATATATCTATAGATTCAAGAGGCTCTATACTAGTTGAAGCTGAATCTGAAAAGGACGCTGAAAAGAAAGCTTATGAAGCAATAGCGGACTCAACCCCAACTATGAGAAGAGGATTAAAAGGATTAGCCTTCGATCAATCTACAACTTTCTATGATGTTATAGAAGTAGACGGTAGGGAGGTAGCAGTTGAGAGACTTGAAGAATGTTTTCAAACTAAAGCATCATGACACGCACACTATTCTTTGATATAGAGACCAACGCCATTAACGATTGGTCCACCTACTCAGACCTTCACACTTGTCACTGTCTATCCATCTACGATCCTATGATGCCGAAGATGCTGACGTTTCACGGGGAAAGTATAGAGCGTGGATTGTTAGAGCTACAGAAAGCAGATCGTATCGTCGGACACAACGTCATCGACTTCGATATACCAGCACTGAAGAAGCTGTACGGTTTCTCACCACCACTAGTAAAAGTATTAGATACATTAGTAGTTAGTCGATGTGTGTTCCCTGATCTACGAAACGATGACTTCGGCCGGAACAAGTTTGATAAAGCACTCGTTGGTAGTCACTCGTTGAAAGCTTGGGGACACCGGATGGGCAGCACAACTAAGCTGACTTACGGAGAGGAAGACGGAGCGTTCGACAACTACAACGAAGAGATGCGTAAGTACTGTGAGCGTGATGTTATTGTTACTCAGTTACTGCACGACTTCCTATTCAATCACAAGCCGAGCAAAGAGATGATAGCTATAGAACATTGGTTCAAGTTTGTTATCAGCTTGCAAGAGCGACACGGGTTTAAGTTTGATCTGGATAAAGCAGACGTACTGACTGCCAAGCTGATGGGTATCCGAGCGAAGCTGACCACTGACTTACAGAACGCTTGGAAACCAACAAAGGTAGAGATGAAGAGTCCAGCTGGTTGGACACTGACAACAGACCAAGCAACCTACGAAGGTAAGACAAAGAACGACATCAAGCTACAACTAAAAGAAGCTGGTGAAGTACAAGCACTCGTTAAGAATGCAGTGAAGACTGGCAACGCAGTGAAAGAGATACCGTTTAATCCGGGTAGTCGTAAGCAGATCGCTGAACGATTGATGGCCCTTGGATATGAACTACCTACTGAGAACGACGGAGTATCTTATAAGGTAGATGAATCTGTATTGCGTGGTATCGACCACCCTATAGCTGGAGATTTATTGATGTATCTATTGGTACAGAAAAGACTTGGTCAGTTAGCAGAGGGACAACAAGCGTGGCTCAAGTTACAGAAGAACGGAGTGATACACGGTAGCGTCAACACCAACGGAGCAGTCACTGGTAGATGTACACACAGCAATCCCAATGTAGCACAAGTACCAAGTGTACGAGCAGAGTTCGGATCGGAGTGTCGAGAGTTATTCAAAGCACGTAACGGTTACAAGTTAGTAGGGTGTGACGCATCTGGACTTGAGCTTCGTATGCTTGCACACTACATGGCGTTCTACGACAGAGGAGAGTACGCTAAGATCGTAACGGAAGGAGATGTACACACAGTCAATCAACAGGCAGCAGGACTAGAGACACGTGACCAAGCTAAGACGTTTATCTACGCTTTGTTATACGGAGCAGGTGACGAGAAGATAGGTAACATAGCAGGTGGTAACGCACAGCTTGGACAGAAACTAAAGCGTAAGTTCTTCAGTAGTCTACCAGCACTCGCTCGTTTACAAGCTGATGTACAACGTAAAGTAAAACACGGTGGAGAGTTGATCGGTTTAGACGGACGCATCCTACCGATACGTAGCAGTCACGCAGCCCTCAACATGTTATTACAATCAGCTGGTGCAGTCGTTATGAAAGTAGCACTGATCCAACTGTTTCATTTGTTGAACGGATTAAGATGGCAACACGGCAGAGAGTATGCATTCGTTGCTAACATACACGACGAGTTTCAAGCTGAAGTACTACCCGATAAAGCAGAAGCGTTCGGTAAGTTAGCCGTTGAATCTATACAACACGCAGGGAAACAACTGAAGCTGAATGTACCGTTAGACGGTGAGTATAAGATCGGTAACAACTGGGCGGAGACACATTAATGACAGAGATAGAATATGATATGTACACTACCCTTGCCACGATCTATGATACTCAAGACCTTACAGTCGATTACGATTGGAGACAACAATACAACGATAAGATGCCAAGTTCAAACGCACAACGGATCGGAGCAATAGCAGAGACACGTTTTATAGCAGAATGTTTAGAGCGTGACTTCGAACCACACACACCCACAACGCCGATGCCTTGGGACTTTATTGTCACTTGTCCAGCTGGAGACCTGAAGGTACAAATCAAAAGCACATCTGTTAAAGTTAACACATTCTATACAGTTAATGCTGGATCAGGAACTACGCAGAAGCTACACATATCAAGCGATGTAGATGTAGTAGGTGTTTATGTATCGCCTATTAAAATGTGGTGGATGATACCTCGTAAGTTAATAGAAAGTAAAACAATCAAGCTATCCCCTGAACAAGCAAGCCGATCTAAATATAAAAAATACCAAGAGAACTGGAGTATATACTATGAGTAAAACCAAAACAACATTACTGATTGATGCAGACGTATTAGCGTTTGAAGCGTCAGTCGTAGCCGAAGAATCAATACATTGGAAGGACGAACTGTGGACGGTACACGCAGACATGGCATTAGCTAAAGCTCGTGTAGTTAATAGGATCGTAGAGTTCCAAGAACAATTAAAGACAGAACATGTCGTGCTGTGCCTGAGTGACCGTGCGAACTTCCGTCGTAAATTAAACCCAGACTACAAAGCAAACCGTGCTAAGTCCCGCTTGCCCATCATCTTACGACAAGTAAAGCAGTGGATCATCGACGAGTTAGGTGGTGTGTTGTGGGCGAACTTAGAAGCGGATGATGTTATATCTATATTAGCTACCGATAAAGCGATGGATGAAGAGACTATCGTGGTTAGTATAGACAAAGACTTCAAGAGTGTGCCGGGTATTTTCTACGACTACAACCGTGGGGAGTATCACCACCCTAGCGAAGAGGAAGCGGACAACTATCACTTGATACAATCCTTGGCGGGAGATCATACAGATGGATACAGCGGAGTGCCCGGCGTGGGTGTGGTGAAAGCGGAACGGATACTGGAGAAGGACGGATACACATGGGAGACTGTTGTAACATGTTACGAGAAAGCAGGACTCTCCGAACAAGACGCACTGATGAATGCGTGGATGGCTCGACTACTACGCAGTGATAACTATTGTTTCAGAACTAATACTATTAAAAAATTATGGACACCAAAGAACTACCAAACCAAGGATATACTAGAGATTTCTCAACAGGGGCTAAGCGTGACGGGGACGATGGACGGGGACGACCCAGCCTTATTCCTCCAATCGCCATTCGCCGTCTCGCAAAAAGATTTGAAGATGGCGGAAAGCTTTACGGAGACAACAACTGGAAACGAGGTTTCCCTTTAAGTAGATTATATGACTCGATGTTTAGACATTTGTTGGGGCTGGCTGAGGGGGACAACTCTGAAGACCATGCGGCTGCTATCTTGTGGAATGCTTCGGCTTGGTGCTGGACTGAAGAAAAGATTAAAGAGGGAAAGCTCCCGAAAGAACTGGACGATATAGGATATAGAGAACATGAATGAAGAAATAGTATTACCCGCTCTGTCGCAGGAGCTAATCAATAAACTTGACAAACTATTCCCGGATAAATGTCCACTGTTGACAGACCCTGAAAGGGAGGTATGGTATAAGGTAGGACAAAGAAGTGTAATTAATTATTTACAACAGACTTACGACGACCAACTCGAACAAGATATAGTAACTAAACAAGTACAGAAATAGCCATGTGTTTTGCATCATCGCCCAAACCACCGCCACCTCCTCCGCCGCCTCCGCCTCCTCCTACCGCTACTGCTGAAAGAGTTGAGCCAGCACGAGCAATGGCAGGTACGGCAGCTAAAAGGAAAACTGGAACTCGTAGATTAACTGCTACCCGTCGTCCTTCTCTCAGTATGCAAGCCGGACAAAGTGGTGTACAATTACCTTCGTAACCATTATATAAAGATATGATTAGTTTAGATAAGAAGACGTTGTTAAGCGACGCTACGGGAACTGGGTCAGGCACTGAGTTCAATACGGAGCGTACGAAGAGTTGGACATTTATAGTTGAGACTTCTGTTGCGGGAGCAGCTACGATAGACATTGAAGCGTGGATCGGCGGGGCTTGGCATGTTATTCACAGTCAAAGCGTTACAACAGATGGATCATTTATGATTCGTGATGACCACGGACACTACGAAAAATTAAGAGCTAATGTCAGTGCTTACACCGCAGGTACTCACAGCGTCTACGCTACTGGTTCTGTCGCTTCTCTATAAGTATGTCTCTCATCTTTACATCAGGATTCGTTAAACCTAATGCTGTATTAGATAAACCCGGTAACTTAGAACGCCCTGCATTTGGTACACTCTACGGATTTGACTCGGAGGAAGTCATTGATGGAGCGATCTTCACGGAGTTTGGAGATGCTTTGACAACCGAACAACTAGAAATATTATTATTTGAACCCGCTTAATACTCATGGCTAATAAAAAGATTACCGAACTTACGGAGCTTACGACACCAGTAGGTGCGGACATCCTTGCGATTGTTGACGATGTAGCTGGAACCGCAACCACCAAGAAAGTATCCGTTACCAATTTAATGGGGCAAGCATCTGCTTCCAACCTATCCAGTTACGACTTCAACGGAAACGCTATCAGTAACTTCGACGCTTCAATCGAGGATCAAACAGGAACCACCTATACATTAGTAGCTGGAGATAACGGTAAAGTAGTAGTACTAGACAACGCTTCTGCTGTAACTGTCACAGTACCAAGCGGTTTGGGAGCAGGGTTTAATTGTAGCTTTGTACAAAAGGGAGCAGGTCAAGTATCATTCAGTGCTTCAGGAACTACCATTAACAACAGACAGTCCCACACCAAGATCAATGCACAATACGGAGTAGCTAGTATAGTTGCTTACGCTACTGATACCTTTGTTCTTGCTGGCGACACTGCTTCTTAATGTACGCTATTCCTACATTCGGCTTAGGTATAGTAGCTAGTACTACTGCTGGTATCGAGTTTCCTGTTATTGAGGTATATGACACAGAATCAGAAGTATTAGCACTTACATCAGAACCCAACTACACCATCGTCCACGCAAAAGACACCGATAAGTTGTATGTTTGGGACGGTAGTGCTTGGTATTTATATAACAACGATTCAATTGTATAATTCACATGAGTACACTTACAACACACACAACAGCTAGTCGAGATAGTCACTCAATCGGGCTTTGTAAATTTAACACCACTAGTAAGGCGATCGAAGTATCGGACGGTACGAACTGGTTAATCTACGATTACAACGACACCACAGCTTTTGAGAATAGAAGTGCATTAACTTTCGACGGAGCTGGTGATAAGATGACGGTTTCCTCAACAAGCGACTTTGCATTTGGCACGAGTGGTTTCACTATTTCGTTTTGGATGAAACCTAACGGTACAAATAATTCCAGCGGTTTTGGTGTGAATATCTTGGACATGCGGTCTGCCGTTTCTCAAGCTAAACCATCGTTATGGATGAGTAGTGTTGGATCGAACAGTATTTTAAAATACTATGCTAGTGGAGCGTATAGAGCAGAAACAAGTAGTGTAACTATAAATTCAGGTACTTGGTATCATGTGATGGTAGCAGGCGACGGATCAACTACAAGAATTTATCTTGATGGGAATAGCACAGCAGTCGCTTCGGGTACAGATACTATTAGTTATGTAGCCGCAGGTGTAACATTAGGAAGCTATTTCGGGAATAATTATTACTATAACGGATTAATAGATGAACTATCCATTTATAGTAGCGATCAAAGTTCTAATCTTTCAACCATCTATAACAGCGGCACTCCTGACGAATTACCAACTACGGATTTACAAGCTTGGTGGAGAATGGGAGACGGTACGGAAAATGGCAGCGGTACAACTATTTATGATATGTCTACTAATAGCCACAACGGTACATTAAGTGGGGATGCAGCTATTACTTCAATAGGAAGCGGGGAAAGTGTTTATGTATAATTCACACACTTATGTTATCATCGATTCGTCTGAGGTTACTTCAGTGGATTTTGATTCGGTTTTAAATACTTCAGTAGATATGCTTCGCTACTCTGTAGATGGTACTAAAACATTCGTTAAGTACGAAGGCACACAACCATTCTTTTTGCTCGGCAAGACGGAGTACACACACGAAGAGATACTGAACATCTTGAGTGGTCCTGAGTGGTCGAGCGACGAACCTCTCTAAGGTATGCACGAAACAGCCCAAGGGCTATATCATTCGTTGGAGAACCAGCGGTGGTCATTCTTAGACAGAGGCCGTACAGCTTCTGAGCTTACGCTTCCTTATGTCTTACCACCTGACGGTCACAACTACGCTACTAAGTACTACACACCATACCAAGGTATCGGAGCTAGAGGAGTACTGAATCTTAGTAGTAAGTTATTACTGGCATTACTTCCACCTAACGCTCCATTCTTTCGTCTTGTTATAGATCGGTATGAGTTAGACAAAGCAAAGGAAGACCTCGGTGTAGAAGGAGCAGAACAACTACGCACTGATTTAGAGAAAGCATTATCGGATGTAGAGCGTAGTGTATCACAGGAAGTAGAAGTACAGAACTTCAGGAACGGTATCTTCCAAGCATTAAAGAACTTATTAGTTACTGGTAACTCTTTGTTATATCTCCCTGATGAGGGTGGTATGAGAGTGTTTAAGCTGGATCGTTATGTCGTGAAGAGAGACC